ATAAAAGTTCAAAAAGATGCATCAGATAGAGAAATTTATGTAATGGAATATTTCACTAAAGTAGCTCACTACCCCATACAGGCAATTATAAGACCTTATTGTGAAAGATGGCCAAATGAATTAGTTACCAAGTCGGAAATAAATAAATTGCAAAGAATTAGCATGATGCCATTTACAGAGGAATGTGTCTATATTAATGATGATCAAAAAAAATGGTCTCCGCAGGATATTAAGAAAAAATTTGAAATCACAGTTGACTTTATGAATGATAAAGGACTCTTGCACCCATTAAGCTACAGAATTTTGAAAGTGGCATTGGTAACAGTAGAAAAGATCACTCTTCTTTTTGACCAGAGAGTAAAGGAAATTGATACTAATAAGTTCCTTCCAATATCTAAAATAGTAAATGGAACCAAAGATATACCCAATTTAAAATTTTTCCCCGTGGTGATGACACATGGTTGGCCTCAAGGATTAATGCATTTTATATCCTCATTCGTTGGAGGCCTTAACTGTTTAGCCATAAAAAGTGCATTAGAATATAGATATAAGGATTACGGATGTCATGTTGAAGCACTCTTTCATTCAGATGATAAAAATGTGTCCATTAGTTTCAAAGAAAGAATAAACACTAGAATAGTTTTAAATATAATCAAATATAATGCTTTAATTCCATATGGTTTCAGTTTAGCTCAATCAGACACGAAACCTGGAGTTTGTTATCAAGGAAGTCTTATTGACAAATCAAAAAAGAAAAATTCACAATTTGGGAGAAGAATCAGTGAGATGGTGAGCATTTACAATGTGGAAGGAGTCATTTACAATTCTTACAACAGACAAAGTTCAAATATAACTAATAGTTTTCAAAGTGCATCATTTATTGACAATCATCTATCTCTAATAACTAGATGCTGCACAACATTTGGATTAAGCAACATGGTGGTTTTATCAGAAATAATGTATAGTTATTTTTTCCAATTTCTGAAAACATACTTTAGAGTTAAAGAAGACACTATGAAATTAAAAAGAAGAACAATAAATTGGGGAGGAGAAAAGAAAACATCTATAAGATTAATTTCAAAATATGGGTTAACAATTGAAAATTTAGCTTCATACTATTATGATCCAATTAATACATACTATCAGACTGTGAATCCAATCACAACTGTTAAACCCTTTGTTAAGTCTAAAAATCGAGATTATTTTAAAGAGAAGAGTGTAGAGTTAATTGAATCTTTAGCAGAAAAAGCACAAAAAAAAAGAAGATTTGACAACTTTGGAAATTAAATTAATGATATTTAGAGATTACATAATTAGTAGTAAATCAGGAGTATTTGAAGATGAGAGGTCTCAATCTCTACATAATATGTACTCTGGAAAAAAAAAAAAAAAAAAAAAAAAAAAAAAAAAAAAAAAAAAAAAAAAAAAAAAAAAAAAAAAAAAAAAAAAAAAAAAAAAAAAAA